AGGCAATCTCATAATAAGTTAGCTGTTTTTTAGAAAAACACAACTTTAAAATTTCCCTTTTAAATTTATCTTCACCAATCTCCTTAACTTCCGCAAGTAATGGTTTACATGATCCCCAATAGTCTCTCCAGTTAGATTCCTTACTCACTTTTTTCTTAGTAGGTTTTCTCCCTGGGCCGGACTGTTCTGAGATTTCTTTCTTTGTAAGTTTTTTAGTTACGGTGTTAGTAAAGATTTTTCTGCCAATATAAAACTTTCCAGTCTCAATGTTTGTTATCATGTAGACAAATCCGACTGCTTTGTCTTCAAATTGATATTCTTCTGTAACTTCTTTATTTTCGTAAAACCAATTGGGCATAAATTTTATCTATCAATATTGATTAGTATTGTTGTATCTGTTGTATTATTACTTGGAAGCGGTTTAGCTAATTTACCGACTGCAATTAAATCTTGATTTTCATTATACAATCCTACAGTTGTAACGTATGGGTTAAAATAAGAACCTGTTACAAAGTCATAAACAGTTCCGTCAGTTGATCCTGAGATTAGAGACGGGTTTAGTGAGAAGTTAAACTCTGAAGGATCGAAAGTACATTTATATTGAGTTTCAAAGATTGTAAATGAACTACTAAATGAGCATGTTATATTTGCAGAAGAGATAATATTCTCAATAAATGGATTTGCATCACCTCCGTAAACGTCTGTTCCGTAAACTGCACTACCGTAGTAGGGTCCTCCTGTTTGATTATCCTTAGTTAGGATTACTAATCCGTGTTGGTAGATAATGTTACCGCAGTACTCTCCATCTAATGAAAAATATAAATTTCCGTTAGCATCATCAGTAATACTTCCAGAATCAGCAGTTATGATAAAAGAACCTGGTTGAATCGTATCTCCGTATAATTTAGAAGGTATTGAAATTACTCCAATAATAGCACTAGAGGATGTAGGGAAATACCTTTCGTAAGTTAGAGTTGTTTCTAGGTAGTTTTCATACCTACCTGCAGAGCTTGTTGGACCAACTAGTACGTTTCCGTCTTCATCTGCTCCAGGAAATTCATAAGGTACTGAGACTGGATCTCCGTAGCTTGAGCTCAAATAATTAGAGTAGTAAAGCTCTTTAGCTGAGTTATATATTAATCTTTTATACTCAGTGGTGATTTGACCGGTTGTTGCTTCGCTTAAGCTAAAAAGACCTTGTATGTTCTGTCCTAGAAATCTATCAATACCAACAGTAGATCCGGTAAGTTCAGCCGCTCCGGTAAACCGGAAGGCTTTGTTCACTTCAAATGGAGTGACTATTATGTCGGATGCTAGTAGTTGTTTGAACGCAGTCATTCATTTTAGAAATCAAGCTTAACTCTAAGTAAGGCTTCTTTTGTAAAGTCTTTAGTTAGTGGTTTTGATAATTTAGCTACAGCAAGTAGGTCATTAGTATCATTATAAAATCCTACAGTAGTCATATAAGTCTGAGGAGAGTTAATGAAAGTACTAAAAATCACATCCCCTGTTGAACCTGAGATGAATGAAGGATTTTCTGAGTAGTTGAATTCGCTGTTTCTTGCTCTAACGAATACGTAATCTGAAGTTACTGTTTCTTCGCTGTTAATTTGGAAAGAGGCACCTCCGGAGATTGCAGTGAATAATCTTTGAATATTTAATCCGTCAGAATCAAAAGATCTAGAAGGAGATAAATTAATAGATTGAGATAAAGCAAGAGGGTTCAAAATGATAGTTGCAATATCTGGTAAGAATAAACCGTATGAACCAGAAGAAGGTGAATACCCTGTTCCGGAATAAGCTACTCCGTTAGATCCGGAAATAATATTATATACTCTACCGCAATCTAGATAAGTATCAGTTGATACCATTCCTGAATCGTCGGTTAATTTTAATGTCTGAATACCAGAACCTGATAGTGTTATATTGAATGTACCTTTTAGTAAATGTTCTTTATATCTTGCTCTATCTACAGAGATAGCCCAGAAATCAGAAGCAGTAACTGTTCCAAAAATAAAGCTAGCAAGTTCACTTCCGTAAACTAAATTACGGTACTGACCGTAAACTGTTCTTGTTGGAGATGAACCGGTTACTGCATCATTAAAGAATGCACTTCCTGAACCGTATTGGTTACCGTAAGCGATTGCAAATTGAACTGCAGAACCAGATAGGGTTGAAGCTGTCTGGTATACATTCTTATAGTAACTGTCGTTAGTGGAGGTTACTGATGAGGTAAAGAATGTGGTTAAGGTAGGGCTATTGGTAGACCATGCAGTAGCAGTTACTGAGTCAATACTCACTAGAAAATCTTCCGGGTCTAATCTTTTAAATGACATTGTCTATAGTTTAGGTTGTTTTGATAACGATTACTGGGATTTGAAGTCTTGCACCTGAGTCTCTTCCTACTACTTGTAGTGTAGCAGATAATTGAGTATTCCCTCCAAACAAAGTATTAACTGTTGTTGCACTTAAGTTCAAAGTAGTTCCAATTACCGTCTTAGATACTGAAGTACCGATTGTAGTGGTTTGGTTAGCAGCTTGAACGTCGGGAGTATTAATTCCTACTCCGTTAAAGTTATTAAACAATCTAACATCGGAAATTGTAAATGTATATCCTGATGCTTCATACAAGGTAGTTTGTGAGAGGTAATTTAAGGTTTGAGGAGTGATTGCTAAACCGGCACCTTGCTTAATAGTGATTGAAGAGTATCCAATATCCAATACTGGCATTCTAGCTGTACCTCTAGGAAGAGTTACTAGCTTATACTTCATAATTTGATTCTCATCAGGAAATGCTTCAAGTAATGGCATATTCTCAATAGCTTCCCCGTAGAAAGCTGAACCTGATGGTTGGTTTGGATTGTACAGAGTGTAATCGATTTCGTCGTCTGACAATGCAAATTGTGTAATTCTAAAAGAACCGTCACCGCGGGCAAGTAATTCTCTCCCTTTTGCGGTTAGGATTGCATCAACTGTGACTGCGGTATTATTTAAGTATCCCATGATTTATTATAAATATGTGTCTAATTTAAGTTTTTAGTTTATCGGAAATCCAGCTGCTTTAGCAATATCAGAAATTTTACCTAGGTAGTTTTTGTTAAAGTTAGCTGGTATTAGATATCCTGCAGAATCTGAGAATATAGGTGTCTGCAGGGTGGATATATTTAGTATTTGACTATTTGCAGGAGCTCCTATGAATATATTTGTCTCGTTCGGAGTGCTTGTTAAGACGTTAAATGTCTCTAAATAGTTTTGAGTGCCGCCGGCAATAACAACAGTTAGATTTAAGTTACTTACATCAGTACCCAGATATTGGGTTGGGGCTATTATTTTAACTTTGCTAAAGACACCGAAAATTTGTTTAACTAATTCTACGTTTTCATTATCAGGTGTCAAAGATATTACATCTCCTGCAACGCTAATTAAAGCAACTCCTGTAACGTTTCCTCCATACGGTATAGCGGTTAGATCTGGTACTTGTTGAGTTATATTACTAAAATATAAGAAGTAATCTGTGTATTTATCGATTACAGCGGTTTGGCCGTAAGATATATCGCCGGATGTATAAGTGTTATAGGTTGCACTGGTTAACTTGGTTCCACTGTATCTTGCTTTCGTCCATGCGCTTCCGCTAGCGTAGTTTGAATCTTGAACCTGAGCGTATAGAGCAGACTGACTTATAATAGTTGTAAAGTTTACAGGGTTTAGAGCGTTTTGACTATAGTCAACATCGTAATAGTTATTTGATACTCTATTTGAATAGACGTTGTTTAGTAGAGTGTTGTAATCTGAAAAATCATTAATATCTCCGGGGAAGTTTTGCTGAGTATAAACTGTAGGATCTAAGTAGTATGTTGATTGAGCTGCTAGGTTATCTACCTTAACTGTCCAGGTAGTTGCAGAATTAAAAGAAGCTGTAATAGGTGTAAAGCCTCCAGCTCCGCCTTCTTCTAGAGTTACGATATAGGTTGATCCTGATTTTATATATACGTCAGGGATTGTTAGTGTCTGTGCGATTTGACCAGAGAATGCTCCTCCCGGTATTGTTGTTATTAGTACGTAGCTAAGTAGGTTGCTGTCTTCTCTAAGCCCTAAGTAGAGGCTTTGTAAGGCTCCTCCTCCTGTTCCTGTGACTGATGCTGTGATGTATACTGCAATATCGGATTGTACATTAAAAGAAGGTTTATATTCATATGTACTCGTACTATAAGCATCAACTACTGTATTCTGTATGTTAAATGGTACTGTAAGCTGTAGGTTTCCACCAGACCCTGATACTACACTGTTACTACTAACGTCTAGGTTTTGAAGATCGGGAATACCTACTCTATAGGCTGCTCCTAGCAGAGGATTGTCTTGAAGTTGGTTATTAATTGCATCTATAGAAGAGCCTGAATATTCACCGTTGTAGAATTCGTATTCGGAAGATTCTATTTCGGTTACTAGTCCGGCCTTAGTCAAGATAGACGAAGTCCATGATTGTGATATGTTGGTTAATACATTAACAGATCCACCGGCACCGCCTGTAAAAACCTCGATAGACCCTGTTTGATAGTCTCTTGCTAGAGATGTAACTGAACCGGTATACTCTGGTTGAGTGTAATCAACTTGGGCAGGTCTTTGTCTGTTTCTCTCTAGTAGATGCTGTTTAACGATTGCTCCTGTTGCAGCTGCAGTTCGTGCAGGAACGAAATCTTTTATTAGTTTGAATAGAGAGTTATCAAAAAACTTAATTAATCTAAAGTAGTCTGTAAAATTATAAGATGAAGAGTATTTCTTAAAATAATCTAAGCTTAAGGAATCTAATGCAGGATATCTGTAACTGGATTCAGAAATGAATCTAGGATCTCCAATATATTCTCCAATATTAAAATAACCGAGTTGAGAGTTAATATCTTCGTTAATTTCATTTTGAGGAGAGAAGCCGACTTCTAGGTAATTTACGTTAGGGGTAAAGGAGGTTGAGCCGGTATGTTGATGAATGGATATCTGATTAGATAAGACTGTTCCGTAGTTACCATTGTTTTCAATTCGAATTCTATTACTAACTGCATTCTTAATACCTGAAGGTACTTGATCGTAAAATACAGTTTCGGTGTTTGAAACGAACTGCCCGCTAGAGGTTGTAAAGTAAGTACTGTTAGAAGAGAAAGAAGATGTTGTTACTTGCTCTCCAGAAACTTTCGGATGGATTGAAATGGATGCAGTATATAACTCTCCTCCTAGTGCTGCTCTAAATGCTAAGAATTCACTCTGTTCGATTGACTGAGGGTTCATTACATAGGCATCGAATGTACTTTCTGAAATGGGTTGAGTGTAGTATCTTAATTCTTGCAGAGATCCTGAGAAGCTTTTTAATCCTAAGGAGGAGCTTCCAAGGTAACTAGTATTAGCAGCTAACCATGGATTAGCGAGAGTTACAGATGAACTTGCTTGAAATCCTAAAGTGCAGCCAGAATCGCCGTTGTATAATTTATTTTTTACATAAACCGTAAACGTTGTATTTGAAGTCTTATTAACTAGTACAGACCACCAACCATTATCAAAAAATGGTAAGTAAATACTAGCAGTTGTATTTAAGTTAGAGCTGCTTGGGTAGAATTCTAAAATACCATACTCATAATAGGGGTCTATAATAGATCCAGAATATGATCCGGAAGTTAAGCCGGATCCAGTATATCTTAAAGTTAGTGCTATTCCGTTGTCGGTAGACCATAAACTTTGAGAGTAATAACTACTTGTTGGAATGCCGGATATTTTAAATCTAAATTCTACTGCGGATGGTTTATTGCTTGCAGCATTCCAGTTAGAGTTCAAAGTAAAGGATGAAGATACAAACCCTAGTGCTCGAGTATCATAAGAGTAGTCGTATTGCTGCTGCCACTGATCCCAGGTAGATGTAGATTTGTCTTTGCCTCCAAATTCATTTATTCTTAAGATAGTATCGGGTACTCCGAAATTATTAATTAATAGTTGTAAGCCGGCTAAAGTACCTTTCTTCTTTACTAGTAACGGTAAGTTGTGATATAATCTCTTATATACTGATTTATTTAGATCATCTAAAGTTATTATATCGTTAGAGGCGCTAATGATAGTCTGTATATACTCTATACCAGAACCTGTTACAGGGTAGGTTGTACTTATTAGGGGAAGTGGTATAATTGAACCGGACGGTGTTAATCCTGTTAGAGCAGTGTATAGATCTTCTGTTGTAAAATTATTTTCATAAATATTTAAGCCAAAAGACCTTAATGTATCTGCTACTAAGTCTTTAGAGATACCGAAATCTAATCTATTATCAGCATTATACTTTGATGTAATTTGCTCAGTGTAGAGAAATAAATTATCAAAATACTGCCCTATCATCTCTATAAAAGTTTCATAGGGTAGATTGGATTCATCCTCTCTTAAGAATTCAGGTATTGAATATAGTAGGTTGTCTTGATTTTCATTATCGTAGTAGGATGCTGTGTAGATCTCTCCTCCGTAATATGCACTGCTTAGGTTATCACTTCCATACCATGTTAATGCTTGGACTGATCCGGTTGAAGCTAAAGTAAATGGCGGGGTTGAATTTGTTTTAGGCCATGCTTTAGATTCACTGTTGTAGTAAAGGAAGTATTCGTAACCGTCAAAGTTGGTGATAATATCTCTGATTATAGATTCACTTATAGCTAAGCTGCTGGCTTGATAAGAACTAGTAGATAGAGCTTTGACGGTATTTACACCGGTTTGATATTTTTCTATAAGGGATGCTTTATAGTAAAAATTCTCTAATCTTTTTCTAGCACTAGAAAAATGTACAAAGTTTGCAAAGTCGGTATAGTCAATATTTAACTCTACACCTTTTTCAGCTAGTAAACTATTAACTTGATTTAGTAGACTACTTGAAGATGTTGTTTTTAAACTACCGTATGTCTGATAGTTTGAATTCTTACTTTCCTGTCCAGTTACGTTTAAGGTTGTGTTAGGACCTTTTAATCTAATTATATTATCAGAAAAATCTAGAATTTCATCATACTCTACCTTATATGCGACTGGATCTGCTAAAAGTGTTTGAATCCATAGAGTTGATTTTACTCCAAACTCTAACGGTAGTGGTTTGTAGAGTTTAACTAATATTTCGAAGTTATTCGGACTGCTAGTTACTGCTTCTATGTTAACTCCGATTTCTTTATTGTTGTTACCAAAGTTTAAGTAGAATTCGTTAAAGTAGCCTGTGTTTGTATTTAACTCTTGAATAAAGGTGGTGAGCGAACCTGAAAGTTCTATACTACTTATATCATTACTTTTTAAGGTAACTTCAGTTCTATCTGAAGATATAGTATTAATATAGAATAGTCGGTTTGAATTAGAACTTAATTCGTTAGTTACGAATTGATACTGTAGATATACGCTACCATTTACAACACCTAATACTTTTCCATCTTCGGCAGGATCAATATATAAATCTTCTAGTTTAGAGGTGTTTGATAATGTAGGATCAAGATGGGATGTCCAAGTTGTATAATTGTAGTTGTACCTAACTAATCTCCGACCTTCATCGTAGTAGTATACTTCAACAGAGTCTACGTTAGGTGTGAATTGTCCATCTACAGAATAAGAAGTAACGAGACTTTTATCTACCAAGTCAATATCAACTTCAGCTAATGTATTTGGGTTTACGTTATATACTACTGGGCTATTCATTAGAGACTTCCGGATGTTGTTAGTAATTCTGTTATTCTTCGTTCAAGTTCTAAGTTAGTTGCTCT